CATGAACAGCTGGCTATGGGCGCATGGAGTACGCATGCAAGGTGGCAAAGGGTACAGTCAAGGATGACACCTTTTTCTCCTTCGTCTGCCGAGCAGATCAGACTGACAAGGGATATGTTGATTATACAAATCCGATTCAGCACCAGAAGGCAAATCCTTCTTACGGGGTCACGATCCGCCCGAAAGACATTTTGAACGACTCGCTCCAGGCTCAGAATGATCCACGACAGCGCAAGGACTTCCTGTCACGTAGACTGAACATCTACACGGCAGCGGTCAAAGCATGGTTCGACATAGACGAATTCAGAGCATCAGACAGCAAGTACAAGTGGACCCTGGAAGAGCTTTCAAAACTCGGGATCAACTGGTATGGCGGCGCGGATCTGTCGAGGATGTACGATCTGACGGCAGCGGCGCTCTATGGCAGCTATGAGGGAGTGGACATAGCGATCACACATGCCTTTTTCCCGATCACCCAGGCAGCGGCCAAGGCCGAGGAGGACAACATTCCTTTGTTCGGCTGGCAGGATGACGGATGGCTCACCATGAGCAACAGCCCGACGGTGAACATCGGCGATATCGTCAACTGGTTCATTTTGATGCGGAATATGGGCTTCAAGATTAAGGCCGTAGGCCATGATCGGAAGTTCGCCGGAGAAGAGTACTTCCCGGCCATGATGAAAGCCGGATTCTACATCGAGGATCAGCCCCAGTATTACTACCTCAAGAGCCAGGGCTTCAGGCACATCGAGCGACAGGTGAAGGACGGCAAATTCTACTACCTGCACTCTGATGCCTATGAATATTGTGTGAGCAACGTGGCAGCGGTCGAAAAGACGGACGACGCGGTGAAATATGAAAAGATACAACCGGAACAGAGGATCGACTTATTCGATGCCTCTGTTTTTGCGTGTATCAAATTTTTGAATCAGGCAGAGAAAGACAAACAGAATGCCGGATGGTGGAGCTAATGTCTAAGCGAAGAAAATCAAGAAATAATCAGAAAAATTTGAACCAAAGCAAACAGAACATAGCTCTGTGGCTCGGATCGGATGACGACCTCATCTGTTCCGGATACACATCATTGGATCAGAACCCGGACATCATGACAGCCTGCCGGACCATCGCTGAATTGATCGGATCCATGACCATCCACTTGATGGCCAATACCGAAAACGGTGACATCAGGATTAAAAACGAACTGTCCCGGGCCATCGATATTGACCCCATCGGCACCATGACGAGATCCCACTGGATGGAATCCATAGTGATGAACCTCCTGTTATATGGTGAAGGCAACTCAATTGTCTGGCCTCACACATGGGATGGAAGACTCAGATCACTTGAGCCGATAGCAGCCACGAGGGTGTCACTTCTTTCGTCAACCGAGAATCCATACCGGTATTACAAGATCCTCATTGATGGACAGGCTCACGATCCGGAGAACATGCTGCATTTTACGCACAACCCGGACAAGTACTACCTATGGAAAGGAAGAGGACTCACGGTCTCATTGAAGGATGTGGCCAATAACCTGAAGCAGGCCGCCAAGACAGAGAAGGGCTTCATGGAGTCCAAGTGGAAGCCCTCACTCGTGGTCAAGGTGGATGCTATGGCCGAGGAATTTTCCGGAAGAGAGGGACGAAGGAAGCTGAGGGAAGACTATCTTGAGACCGGGGAGGAAGGCGCTCCCTGGATCGTACCGGCCCAGCAATTTGATATAAAAGAAGTCCGGCCGCTATCCCTTGCGGATCTGGCCATTTCCGATGTGGTACAGCTGGACAAGAGGACAGTTGCCTCAATCGTGGGCGTGCCTCCTTTTGTGTTGGGTATCGGTGATTTCAATCAAAAAGCCTGGAACTCATTTATCCAGAATAAGATCCGGCCTATATGCCTGAACATAGCCCAGGAAATGACCAAGAAGCTGATTCTGAACCCGAAGTGGTACCTAAAGTTCAACACCCTCTCGCTGATGTCCTGGGACATCCAGACAATAGCGACGGTCTTCGGGAACCTCTCAGACAGAGGATTCATCACCGGAAATGAGGTCAGAGACCAGATCGGCATGAGCCCGAAGGACGGACTGGACGAACTGAGAGTACTTGAAAACTATATTCCATATGAAATGAGTGGAATGCAAAAGAAACTGGTACAGGAGGAATAAAAATGGCAGACAGAACCATACGACAGATGCGAAGCATAGCATCAGAATTCACCACGAGGGAAGACGGCGAAGAGCTCACGATAGAAGGGTACTTCGCCGTATTTAATAGCAACTATGACATCGCGCCTGGCATGAGCGAGTCAGTGGCACCGGGAGCATTCTCGGAGACGCTGGCCGGAGACGTCCGGGCGCTGGTCAATCACGACACCACCTTGGTGCTCGGAAGGACCACGGCTCACACTCTGGAGCTGCGTGAAGACGCACACGGCCTGTGGGGAAAGATCGCCATCAATCCGAAAGACGGCGATGCCATGAACCTATATGAACGTGTGAAGCGCGGCGACGTGAATCAGTGCTCCTTCGGGTTTGACATTCTGGATGAAGAGTCAGCCATTTCCGACAATGGCGACATTCACTGGACTATCAAGAAGGTGGAGCTGTATGAGGTGTCATGCTGCACCTTCCCGGCTTACGAGTCAACCAATATCTCCGCCAGATCCGCCGAGCGCGACAGACTTGTGGAGCGCACTGCGGCAGCGTGGAAAGAAAGAATGAAAGCGAGGTTAAAAAATGGCACTGAAAGCACTGATGATCAGAAAGAAGCTTGACGAAAAGAAAAAGGCGCTTGAGGCTCTGAGGTCGAAGGATGCCGAGTTTGAAAAGCGTGAGGCAGACCTTGAGACTGCAATAGATGAAGCCTCAACAGATGAGGAAAGATCAGCGGTCGAAGAGGAAATTGAGAAGTTCGAAGGCGAGAAAACCGCACACGACGAGGAAAAAACAAGCCTTGAGAGTGAGGTCAGAGGTCTCGAAGACGAGCTGAAGGAATTTGAGGAAGCCGAGGAGCGGGCAGCAGAGACTGTCGTCGGTAATAAAACAGTAGTTGGGAACAAGGTTCCCGAGCATAGGGAGGATGCAAACATGAGCGTAATAAGGAGAGACGCAAAGACGATCAGAAACACCAGGGACAAGTTCGAAGCAATGACCGAGGTACAGAGGGCTGCGATCTTCGAAAGAGACGATGTAAAGGGATGGATTGACGAAATCCGCGCACACATAAAGGAGAAGAGGGAGCTGACAAACGTCGGCTTGACCATCCCCGAAGTTTTCCTTGGCTACCTCAGGGAGAACGTGATCCAGTATTCAAAGCTTTATAGCAGAGTAAACGTTCAGCCTCTGGCAGGCACAGGACGCGAGGTCGTTATGGGATCTGTTCCCGAGGCAGTTTGGACAGAGTGCTGCGCTGCACTTAACGAAATGAGCCTCAACTTTAACGACGTAGAGATCGACTGCTTCAAGGTTGGCGGATTCTTCAAGGTTTGCAATGCAGTTCTCGAGGATAGCAACATCGGTCTTGCAGCTCTGATACTTGATGCGATCGGACAGGCTATCGGTCTTGCAATCGACAAGGCTATCATTTACGGACGCAACACTTCAAGCAACCAGAAGATGCCTCTCGGTATCGTTTCAAGGCTTGCACAGACAAGCGAGCCCGCCGGATATCCCGCAACGGCCCGCCCCTGGGTTGACCTTCATACAATCAACATCGAGACAATACCGGCCGGTACTACGGGCGTTAATCTGTTCAAGGCTATCGTGCTTGCAGCCGGAAAGGCAAAGGGCAAGTATGCAAGGGGCGATAAGACATGGATCATGAACGAGACTACCTATACAACCCTCAAGGCTGAGGCTATGAGCGTTAATGCTGCAGGCGCAATTGTTTCCGGTATTGAAGGAACGATGCCCGTGGTTGGTGGTGATGTAATCGTCCTCGATTTCATACCCGACAACGTAATCATTGGCGGGTACCTCGAGCTGTATCTCCTGGGAGAGCGTGGAGGATCAAAGTTTGCTCAGTCTGAGCATGCTTTCTTCATCCAGGATCAGACAGTATTCAAGGGAACTGCAAGATATGACGGAGCGCCCGTCATTGCAGAGGCTTTCGTAGCTATCGGTATCAACGGGACAACTCCTACGGCCGCAATGGACTTTGCGCCGGATAACGCCAACACAGTTCAGAACGTTCTGCTCAACTATAGCGCTGCAACCGTAGCAAAGGATGCAACACTTCAGCTGATCGCTACCACTCTTCCTGTTGAGGGAGCTGTGACCTGGACATCATCTGATGACACAAAGGCAACCGTGAGCGATAACGGTCTTGTAACCGGTATCGCTACATCTGGAAGCGCAGTCATCACGGCAACCAGCGGAAATGCAAACGCAACCGTGACTATCACATGTAGCGCAGGCGTATAAGAGGAAGGAGGGTCTATGTACGAAGTAGTTGAATACTTCGAAGACCTTCAGGACGGCGGGCATCCTTACAATGTTGGGGATGCCTACCCCCGCGAGGGGCTTGAGGTCAACGAAGAAAGAATAAACGCTCTTTTGACCGGAAAGAACGCGCGCAATACCGTGTTTATTTCTGAAAAGGCCGAAGAGGATTCAAAGGCCGAAGAGGATTCAAAGGCTGAAGAGGATTCAAAGGCTGAAGAGCCCACGAAGTCAGCGCCGAAAAAGGTGGAAAAGAATGGACAAAACAGTGGTATTAAGTCTGCTAAAAGCAGATCTGGAAATACGAAATAGTGTCAATGATGAATACCTCGATAAACTGATCGATGTTGCAGTGGATCGCATCCGGGCCGAGGGTATCACCCTGGGTGAGAGCGTGGATGATCTTCAGCTTGTCTCTATGTATGCAGCTTACTTGTATAGGCGGCGGACGGGGAACAATGAGGGTTATTCGACAACGGCTCTGAATCCGCAGGGAATGCCGTACATGTTGCGCTTGGCGCTTAACAATCGTATTTTTGCTGAGGCCATGCGATGAAAGATGCGGGAATTGTGACAATTTGTCAGCTCAAGAACATCGCCCTTGATGGAGATATGCCGCGTGATGTGCTCGTTCCACTTAAAGATGAAGACGAAAACGTTCTGACATGGCAATTTGAGGAGCGTGTGATCGGATATCGGCGACAGTACGAAGCAAAAGGCGTGGAAGAGCGTGTGGATATGCTGATAAGGATCTGGCGGTGTCCTGTCCGTATTGGCATGTATGCGGTTTTGACCGATTACGAAGGCCAGGAAAACCCCGAAGGCGATCAGTACCGTATTGACAACGTGACGAACAGCGTTGATGACAACGGGCTGAAGATCACGGATCTGACACTTTACAGAATGGATGATTTGTATGAAGTCCTTACAAGCGAACCTTAAAAACTTGAGAGATACGCTCAAAACAGTATCTGTACCGGAGAAGGTCTTTCACTATATGAAAACGGAGAAAATCAAAGCTCCGTGGATCGTGTGGCAGGAAGATTCAGAGGCTTCGGATTTTCCGGCAAATAACCGCAAAGAGGAGCAACAGGTACACGGGACCATTGACTGTTACACCAAGCAGGAATATGACCCCTTGCTGGATGAGATTCAAGAGGCTCTTAACGGTGCAGAGATCGGATGGAGGCTTTTGTCTGTTCAATATGAGGACACAACAAATCTGATTCATTACGAATGGGAGTTCTACATCGCATGAGATTACAAGTCGGAAAAGGTCTTGACCAGTACTTACAGCAGCTTGGCAACCTTGAGACGGTCGCTCCTCAGTCAATGGGAAAAGCGATCTACGAGGGCGCAAACATTGTGGCAGATGCCATAAAGCGAAATATCCAGGCAATGAATGTAGACGATACTCCATATCCTGAAAAGGTCGTGGGAATTAGAAGCATTCAGAAACAGGGTCTTTTAGATTCGCTTGGAATTGCAAAGGCAACCACGGACAACGGGTTCAGAAACGTCAAGATCGGCTTTGATGGCTACAACAAATTGAAGTCTACAAAATATCCGCAAGGTCAGCCGAACGCCATGATAGCGCGAACATTTGAGGCGGGAAACAGTTTCACAAAGAAGCAGCCTTTCGTCGGTCCCGCGATCAGATCATCAAGGCTTCAAGCAGAAACAGAAATGGCGAACATCATTGATGACGATTTACGTCGCATTTTTAATTAAAGGAGGCAATGAAATGCTTAAATACAATCTTCAGACCTTTGCCGCAGCCGGAAAGGTTGCAACAGGCTTCTCAAAGCCTTACGTGGCAAAGTATCTTGCAAATGCCGGACAGATTTCTTTCATAGAGGGGCGCAAGCTTGCCCGCGGCGTGAATGTAAATCTTTCACCGGAGAGTTCGAACGATAACAAGTTCTTTGCAGACAATCAGACCGCAGAAAGCGCAACGGGTATATTTACCGGCGGAACAGTCACTCTGACAGTTGATGGTCTGTTCATGGATGCTGAGAGGTTCATTCAGGGACTTCCCCAGGCAGACGCTCAGGGATGGGTCGGCTATGGTGACGACAAAGAGACCCCCGACATCGCAATCGGCTACATCGTGCGCTATATGTCCGATGGAGTGACCACCTACGTGCCCACGATCCTCCCGAAGACAAAGTTCGGTCTGTTTAATCAGTCGGCCGCAACTCAGCAGCAGGAAATTGACTGGCAGACGCAGGAGATCACCGCAACTCTGATGAGGGCTGATGACGCAAATCACAACTGGAAGCTCGTTAATGAGACAGAGTACGCTTCAGAGGACGAAGCAGAGAGAGCCCTTCAGACAAAGCTCGGCATCTATGTGGTCAATCCTTACATGGAGCCCATGGGTGACGGTCAGACAGTCTTTGGTGCTCTTGTCGGAGATCTTCAGAGCAACCTCGTGATCGGAAACAATGCCATCACAGGATCTCTGAAATTCATCGAGGGCGGGCTTGCCGAGAGCGGACCTCTTGCCGGTGACGGACACTTCATGGCTATCCAGTTCAACAACATCGACCCCAGGGCAACATCGGTTCGTGTTGGCCTTCAGCCTTCAGAGGGAACGGGACTTGTTGAGCTCATTGACGATCCCGACAAGAACGGTGTCTTCAAGGTCACCGCTACGACACAGAAATTTGTCGTCATATCTTCAGACGGCACACACACGACAACTACAAACTACGACCTTTCCGGTCTTGTTCTGGAGGAGTAAATGAAAGTATACGGTCGAGAAATAAACTTTAAGAGGACGGTTGAAGCCACTATAAGGATCGCGGACATGTGCCCTGATTCCGATATCGCAAACGCTGACAAGCTTTTCGACGGAACCTATCAGGTATCACAAAAGACTGCGGCAAGCTTCATGGCGATACTGAGCAAAGGCTATGAGGACAACAAATCTTTTTGGGATCACGGGTACGAGCCGAATCCTTTGACGATACGTGAAGCTTTGAGCCTTGAATCAAATGAATTCGACGCTCTTTTTGTCGAAGCTGTGAGAGCATACACAGGCGAAAAGCCTACGGTTGAAACCGAATCGCCAAAAGACAAAAAAAAAGTAGAAGAATCAAGCTCAACAGAGCATGGTTCCTCTTCTACGGCCGAAAGCTAAACATGAGCAGGCAGGAAATCATGATCACTCCCTTCAGCGAAATGCAAGACATGATTTCCTGTCTGTCCATATATGAGGGCTTGGCAGAGCCGAAGAAGATCAAACGAAAATGGAACTATGACGACGCGATAGCTTTGAGGTAAAGATATGCCAGTAAACATAGGCCCCCGGATCGGCATCGACGGGGAAGCGGAATATCGCAAACAAATAAATCAGATCATCCAGGAAACCAAAACCCTAAAGTCAGAATACGAGAAGTTCAGTTCGTCTCTGGAAAAGGGACAGACAACTCTCAAGTCAAATGCGGAACAACACAGAATCCTGGGTGAACAGGTCGAAAAGCAGAGGGAGAGGGTCAAGCAGCTCTCTGAAATGTATCAGAAATCAGCGGATAAGCTCGGGGAAAATGACCAGAAGACCCTCAAGTGGAAGCAATCGCTAAACGAAGCCACAACCCAGCTCCACGAATTAGAGGAAGATCTTAAAGCACTCCCTTCAGATCTTCAGCTTGTTGGACAGAAGATGGAGGCGATGGGCGGAAAGATCAAGGATGCCGGAAAGCACATGGAATCTTTTGGCCGTTTTATCACTCCGATCTCTGCGGCGGCAGCGGGAGGGTTGACTGCGGCAGGAAAGACTTTCATGGACTTTGAGGCCGGCATGTCAAAGGTGGCGGCGATATCCGGAGCAACCGGTGATGATCTGACAAATCTGACCGAAAAAGCGAAGGAAATGGGCGCGACAACGAAGTTCTCAGCCACGGAATCGGCTGAGGCTTTTTCATATATGGCCATGGCCGGATGGAAGACAGAGCAGATGCTTGACGGTATCGCTCCGGTCATGAACCTTGCGGCGGCATCAGGCGAAGAGCTTGGGACCGTATCTGATATCGTAACGGATGCATTGACCGCATTCGGGTTGAAAGCGGAAGATGCGGGACATTTTGCAGATGTTCTGGCAGCGGCATCATCAAACGCAAACACAAATGTCGCTATGATGGGAGAATCCTTCAAGTATGCGGCACCCGTGGCGGGATCTCTGGGATATAGCGTTGAGGATGTGGCGGTTGCGCTTGGCTTGATGGCAAATAGCGAAATCAAGGCAGATATGGCGGGAACATCCCTCCGTAATATGCTGAACCGTATGGCAAAGCCCACAAAGGAAAGTCAGGCGGCAATGGACCGTCTGGGACTTTCACTCTCAGATGCCGACGGAAACATGTACTCCCTCCGGGAAATCATGGAACAGATGCGGACGAGCTTCAGCAACATCAACATGCCGGTGGAAGAATTTGGGCGGCAGGTGTCACAGCTCGACAGTGATCTTGATGACGGCATAATAACCGAGAAAGAATACCAGAGCGAACTTGAAGAACTTACCAAGCAGGCATTCGGAGCCGAAGGAGCAGAAAAGGCAAGGGCGGCGGCTATGCTTGGCGGAACCAGGGCGATGTCGGCTATGCTTGCCATCGCAAATGCTTCCGAAGAAGATTATCAGAAACTGACCGCGGCAGTGGATGGATCAAGTCAGTCTTTTGCAAAGCTGGAGGACGGGTCCATTGTACCTCTGAATGAGGCTTTAGCATCCGGACAGGAAATAATTGAGCAGTACAATGGTACGGCCGAAGAAATGAAGCGCATCATGGAAGATAATGCAAAGGGCGCATGGACAGAGGCAAAGTCGGCGATTGAAGGTGCAGGGATCGCGGCCGGTGAGGTGCTGGCTCCGTATATCAAAGAAGCAGCTGATAAGGTCAAGGATCTTGCGAACTGGTTCACAAGCTTGGATTCAGAGACGCAGGAAACCATTGTGAAGACTGCGGCTCTTGTAGCGGCTGCGGCACCGTTGCTTGCGGTTGGTGGAAAGTTGACCGGCGGACTTGGAACTCTTGTTCAGGGTGGCGGTCAACTCATGCAGGTGCTCGGCGGTTTATCCGGTCCCGCGGCAACAACGGCGGGGAGCATGGGTTCTCTTGCCGGTGGAGCATCAAGCGCGGCAGCAGGTATCGCAGGGATCGCAGCTCCGGCCGGAATAGCAGCGGCAGCGGTGGCAATATTGGGCGGGGCATTTATTACCGCATATCAACAGGATGAAGAGTTCGCAAATGAGGTTCATGCTTCATGGGGCGACATTAAAAATACTGTTACGGAAACGATCGCGATCATCAAACCGGCATGGGAGAATTTCAGCAAGGCAATGTCTCCCGTCTTCTTGGCTACGATGGACTCAATACAGAGGCGGCTTGAGAGTTTCAAGAGTTATGCTCGCGGGTTTATTAATATAATCGGCGGCATTTTCTCTGGAGACTGGCGAAGGGTTCTGAACGGGTTAACGGAAATCTTCGGCACTCATGCAAATCGCATCATGGAGCAATTTTACTGGCTCCGTGATTCGATAGAGGGAGTTTTCAAAAAATTAAACATCCAGTTTCCGCACATAAAGCTTCCTCATTTTGTAGTGGAGAGCACGGACGGCTTTGGCCTGCCGAAGTTCCGCATTGACTGGTATCAAAAGGCCATGGCTCAGGGTATGAGGTTGAGCGGAGCGACGATCTTCGGAATGGCAAACGGTAAATTCCTGGGCGGCGGTGAAGCTGGCAATGAATGGATAGTTGGCGAGAATTCCCTCATGGGGATGATAAAGGCTGCAGTCGGAACAAGCCGAGGTGATGTCACGATCGGGGACACCACCATCGTGATAAATGCGAGTGAAGGTCAGAGCGTTCATGAAATTGCTGAGGCGGTGGATGAAATCATCAACCAGAGATACCAGCAAGTGGAGGCGGCATGGGCTTAGTTTATCAATACTTATACTTCGCGGGGAAATCCTCGGAAGATTTTGAATGCCACATATCGGGATCTGGTACGTTCTTAAGTCCCTCAAGGGATGTTCAGAGCGTATCAGTCCCCGGCAGAAACGGCGATCTTCACCTTGATGGAGGTCGCTTTTTCAATGTCGAAATCACATATCCGGCATTTATCACAAAGGATTTCAGGGCAAATTTTGACGCGCTGAAAGCCTTTTTGCTTGCACAGAGAGGATATAAACGGCTTGAAGATTCCTACCATCCCGAATACTTCAGACGGGCCATGTTCAAGGGAGCTATTGAGCCACAGATGACGACATTGAACCGTGCGGGGAGTTTTGAACTCAAGTTTGACTGTGATCCCCGGAGATTTCTGAAGGATGGGGAGCAGGCCATTGAGGTTGATGACGACATTACCTTGATAAATCGGACAGAGTACGAAGCAAAGCCGCTTGTCAGAGCCTACGGGACGGGAATGTTTACCATCGGGGGCACGACGGTTCAGATCGTGAGAGCCGACGGATACACGGACATAGACTGCGATTTACAGGAAGCCTTCAAGGGCACAGTAAATTGTAATAATAACATCGTTCTGACTGATGGAAAATTCCCCGAGTTAGCGGTGGGAAACAACGAGATATCTTTCACGGGACTGACAAAACTTGAAATCACACCCAGATGGTGGAGTGTATGAAACCGATTCTTTTTGCCGAAAATTCAACATCTTTTACATCGAATGGTATTGGGCGCCTGTCTGATGCCATTTTTTGCACGGTTACGGAAGAGCGAAACGGGATGTACGAGCTCGAAATGATTTATCCGTCAACGGGAGCCCACTACGAGGATATTGTCATCCGGTCGATTATCGTGGTCAAGCCGTGCGTGGATGCAAATCTTCAGCCGTTCAGAGTATATCAGATCACGAAGCCGATTGGCGGACGGGTGACGGTCAGAGCTCAACACATATCCTATGATCTTTCAAAAAACACGGCGATGCCTTTTAGCGTGGCAGCTTCGACGGCTGCATGTGCAAATGCCCTGCAGGGGTTGAAGACAAACGCAGTGGAGGCATGCCCGTTCACGTTTTGGACAGATGTGCACACTATAGCCTCATATAACCAGGCGGTCCCGGCATCTATCCGGTCTCGCCTGGGTGGAGTTGAAGGATCTATTCTTGACCAGTTCCACGGAGAATACGAGTGGGACGGATTCACTGTCAAATTTCATCATGAGCGTGGGCGCGACAACGGGGTTGTGCTCCGATATGGGAAAAATATCACCGACATCAAACAGGATGAGAACATAGCGAACACGATCACAGGCGTGGTTCCGTTTTGGACAGACTACGAACACACACAGACGGTCACTCTGCCGGAAAAAGCGGTATATTCTGCAAACGCCGGAGCATATTCACAGAAGCTGACTGTTCCGCTCGATTTCTCAAGTGATTTTCAGGAAGCACCTACAGTTGAGGTTTTGAGGTCGGCGGCGCAGGCCTATGTAAACAACCACTCACTGGGGCTGCCGAAGGTGTCCATTGACGTGTCTTTTGTCAATCTGGCTGACACGGAAGAATACAAGGACGAAATGGCAGCGCTTCAGACTGTTCACCTTTGCGACGATATCACGGTCCAGTTTGAAGCATTGGGGATCTCCACAAAGGCGCAGATCGTCAAGTATGAGTGGGATGTTTTAGGTGAAAAATACAACAACTTGTCGGTCGGTTCGATCAGATCCAGCCTTGCAACTACTCTGACAGATCAAAACTCGCAGATGATGAGCGAGCTGAAGAAGGAGATAGTCCAGGCGGGACAGGCGATAGATGATGCCACGGCATGGCTTACTTCTGCAGATGGTTATGTGATCGCACTGAAGGATGCAGACGGAAACTGGGAAGCAATCGCTTTTTCATCCAAAAAGAATCCATACGCCAGCGATGCAAAGGTCATTCTCATAAATGAAAACGGGATTGGCTTTTCAACTACGGGACTGAACGGCCCTTTCTCAAACGCCTGGACGATAGACGGCCACTTGTTGGCAACCTTCATCCAGGGCGGGACCTTAACGCTTGGAGGTGCAGGCAACGCAAACGGAACGCTCCGGATATTGAATGCAAGCGGTGCACAGATCGGGAAATGGGATAAGGACGGAATATCGGCCTCGAACGGTTCTTTTACCGGTACGATAACCGGATCAAACATAAGCGGCGGAAGCATAAACGGAACGACTATAAGCTGGGGAACAACGACCAGGTTCGCGAAAATGTACTGGCGAGACATAACCGCAACCGTCGGAGCTCTTCAGATCGAGACATCCCTAAACCAGTTCGGATACAACGACCAGATAAACATCAAAACCCTTAGCGTGAATGTAGACGGCAAAATGACCGTCATAGACGAGTTAAGAGCAAACTCAAATCTGTATTTAACCGGGGCCTTAATAGGCGGAGATTTTATTTTCAGGTATTCAGCCGACCGGGACGAATCAATCACGATGTTTATTTTGGGTGATTCCGGGATCGTATTAGAACACAATGCGACAGGCAAATTTGTAAAATGGGCGACATCCTCCGATGAGAGAACGAAGAAAGACATCAAAGACCTTGACCCGTCTTTTACCCGTGAGTTTTTCGACAAAATCCGACCCGTGGACTTCAAATACAAAAATGACGAAGAAGGAAAGACACATTACGGACTGATTGCGCAAGAGCTGGAGGAAGTGTTTAAGGACCTGGAACAGGACAATGACATCATCGGGGAATTGAGCGATGACGAAAAGACAAAATTTATTGATTATCCGGGTCTGATCGGCATCTGTTTGAGCGCAATAAAAGACCTATACAGTGAGGTTCAGTCACTGAAAGGGCAGATAAATGCAAAGGAGGCATGATGGCAATAGTACAGGAATTTGATTTAAACATGATCCCTGATTCTGCGCCGGTGATCGTGCATGTAAACCAGTACGATGAAGGGGAAGGCAGGTTTGAAATCCATCTGTACGATGGAAATGTGCCGTATGTTCCGGCTGCCGGTGCCGAGGCAATTATCCAGGGCACAAAGCCGGACGGGAAGGGTTTTGATTATAACGCCACGCTGAGCGGGTCAACGGTCACGGCCGATGTCACAAAGCAGATGACCGCAGTTGCCGGAGTGGTTCGTGTCCAGGTAGTAATCACTGAGGGCGACAATGTGACGGGCACTTTTGTGTTCGGCATGGATGTCCAGAGATCAGGACTGCCGACTGATACAGACATGAGTGCGTCAGAGTATCAGATTGTGGAGCAGATGATCGAAGCTGCAGAAGAAGCCGAAGCGGTCGCAACCCAGAGCGCCGAGGATGCGGAAGCATGGGCGGTTGGCCAGAGATCGGGTTCTGATGTTCCTCCGGCAGATCCGACATATCACAACAATTCAAAATACTGGGCAGGCAAGGCTCATGAGGAGCTGGAAAACAAGGCGGATCTTGTGGACGGAAAAGTGCCCTCCTCCCAGCTCCCGTCGTATGTGGATGATGTCGTTGAGGGATATTACAACGAACAGGACGGAAAATTTTACGAAGAGAGCACGTTCATACATGAGATCACACCGGAGCGGTCAAAGATATACGTCGACCTGGGAGCTGATATCACATACAGATGGAGCGGGAGCGAATATATCGCAATAAGCAACCCCGATATCGCAGAGGATATCGTCACAAGCATTGTGGATTCAACTGCAGACTATCCTGTCCCGACTGCAGGGGAGACGCTGAAGGTCATCATTGGAAAGATCAAAAAGTATCTGGCTGATCTTAAAGGCAAATTAGATACTTTTAAGAGCAAAGGCTCTGCCACAAAAGGGATATACTTTGACGCAAACGGTGCAGTGCAAGAGATGACGTACACTTTGGAAAAGAGCGTACCAAGCGATGCTGTCTTTACCGATACAAAGAACACTGCCGGAAGCACAGACACCGACTCGAAGATCTTTCTCGTTGGCGCAACCTCTCAAGCAGCAAATCCTCAGACATATTCACAGGAAGGCACATATATAAACGCCAATGGAATCCTTTTTAGCCGGAATGAAACAGTTGCGCTGATGAGGATATTAGCCAACATATATATGCTCGGCGAAGAATATGAAGTGGGAGATTACTGTTACAGCAACATAAGCGGCACCCCGCCGCTTGGAGGAACCTTCCTCTATAAATGCATTCAGGGAATAGAATCGAGTACCCCGCAAACAGCGCCGCCTAACGGGACCTATTGGAAGGTTGTGCGAGCGATGGAGGAACTGAGCGAGAAAGGCACCGACCTTCCGCTTGAAGTAGTCAACGGCAAATTAAACATTATTTATGAGGAGGAATAAGAATGGCAACAGTATCAAAACCAATCATTCTCGATGAAACGGGGCAGGCAATACTGGGAGCACTTGAAGACATAGCGGAGTCTATGGATAATCGCAATCCAAACCGCCGGACCCAGCGCAACATCACCGGCGACCTTGCCAATCTCGCCACAGCGGTAGCTGAACAGGATCTTGCAAAATACGGTTATTCGATCGGTGATTACTTCATCGGAGCAAGCGGATATTATTATTATCTTGCTGACATGGATACCTTTTACGGCGGCTACAACCAATACGCCACAGTAAATACTCACCATATCGGTATAGTGGTGGATACAAAACAGGAACGTGCATGGCACAGTAGCTCAGATGTGACCAATGTCGGTTATAACGGATCATCTCTCAAAACGTATATCAACGGAACCGTGCTGAATAATGTAAAATCAGACTTCAGAACCCTGTTCGGAGGATCCACCGGAGCGGAGCATCTCCTGTCACACCAGAAGTTATATACAACAGCTTTCGCGAATTGGGCATGGACAGCAGACCAGGTTATATCAGCGCTGACCGAAGTTCAGGTGTTTGGGACATCCATATGGAGCGGTAACAGTTACCAGCAGGGAGAGGGATCCACCCAGCTTGAGATCTTTAGAAAGTTTGCTCCTTATAAGATCTTAAACGCTGCGGATAAACACGCATGGCTGCGAAGCTTATCCTCCTCGTCGAGCGCGTGCATTGCGAGCTACAACGGCTACGCGCACAACTACGGCGTGACGGACTCTTTTCGTGTCTCCGGGCTTATTTTATTTCATTAAACATTCGGCAGGGCCTGTCCCTGCCGATAGGAGCTTAAATATATGTCAGTTAAGAAACACGACAGGCATGAGTCAAAGGTTGAATTTGAGAATGCCTACTTCACGATCCATGATGATGCCATACGGCTGATACAGAATTCTTTTGGAGGCACGAAGGAGAAAAGGATAATCTTTAAGGATTATCTGGCTGTATCGAGCAGAAAGATATTGGCGGATATCTTGGACATAGGGACTGAAATAAGGATAGCGAACTCAATCTATCCGCAGAGCGTGGAAGAGCACAACGAGAGACGGATACATCAGGAAAGAGCAATAGGTTTATGCTTCGACCTCCTCACAAAATACCAGTTAATCATGCACACAGTGGGCACAAAGGATGATAAATACGTCAACGAAACAAAGCACCTTCTCCACGAGATCAACTGTTTGAAAAAGTGGAGAACATCAGACAACAAAAGGTTTAAATTTTAGGTTTGGCTCTACCCCTCCTCGTCGAACGCGTGCAATGCGAACTACAACGGCAACGCGAACAACAACAGCGTGACGAACTCTTATCGTGTCTCCGGGATTAAGACCCTGCCACGCCACTCACAGGAATGGAGAAGTTGCGGGGTTCATAAGGAGAGCCTGACCTTCCTTAAAGAGGTAAACAGGCGGACATGATGTATCTTGCCAAGGCAAGTGATACTATCCCGTGTCTGCAAATAATATGACGATCGAAGAACTGACAACCCTTGACAAGTTAAACCGGGCTTTTTACGAAACTGCTCGGGCATCCTCATGGAAAGAAAACACACAGAGATACAAAGCCAATCTCCTGGCAAAGAATGTCGAACTTCAGGAGGATGTAAGAAACGGCACATATAGAATAAGCCCCACAACAAAATTTGATATTTATGAAAGAGGTAAGCCCAGACACATAGAAGCTCCAGCGATAAGGGACAGGGTACTTCACAAGGTATTGTGTCAGAATATCCTCGTTCCCAATCTGGAGAAGCTGCTGATCTACGATAACTATGCAAGCCTCAAAAACCGAGGGACAGCCTTTGCGCGGAAAAGGATAGAGGTTCACCTGCAAAGGTTTATACGGAAGCATGGTACAGACGGATATATCTTGCAAATAGATATAAAAAGATTTTTCGACAGCATTGATCACGAAGTATTGAAAAAGATGCTTCACCAAAAGATACATGAGCCGCCAGAGACCATGGCCCTTATCGACTACATCGCCGATTCTTCCTCGGATTCTGACAAGGGCATAAACCTTGGAGCGGAAGCACCGCAGATATTTGCTATTTATTATCTGTCCCCGATCGACAGCTTTATAAAGACGGTCAAGGGAATTAAATATTACGGCAGGTACATGGATGATATCTTTATCATCCACGACAACAAGGAAGAACTGAAAGGACTCTTGGCGGAGATCAAAGAAAAACTCAGTATTTTGAAATTAGAAGTAAATGAGCGAAAGACCCGAATAGTAAAACCGAGTCACGGCTTTACCTTTATGCAGATAAAGTACACCTTTGACGGCAACCGCATTATAAAAAGACCTACTCATGCAAAAATTGCGCGGGAACGGCGGCGTCTGAGAAAGTACAGACGCAAGCTTGAACTGGGGATCATGTCAGAATCCGAGATCAGCAACTGTTACAGATCATGGAAATACAGCACCATAAAGGACTGCAGCCATTGTAAAAGAACCATACAGTCAATGGACAGTCTCTACAATGCTTTGTTTCCTAAAAGTGATAAAAATAAAAAGCCCAAAAGGCAGGATTTAATAAGAAAGGAGAACATATGAAAACCTATGACTACACGATCCGGCTCGGAAACGGCACAGAGATCCGGGCGAACCTGAATGCAAACACATGGGAAACAGATGAGCAGATCACGGAAAGCACATTTGAGGACGGACTTGATGGCGTTTCTTATGAATACGACGGAGAGACAATCGGACTCGGAGATGTGAAACTTGTGTTTATCGGAGAAAGCGAAGGCGAAGTCAGGTTCGGACTCAACCCTCTGACTGATGCGGAAAAGAAAGAAAAGGAGCTTCTTGCTGTGATCGAAGACCTTAACGATCAGATCACCGAGATCCAGGAAGCACTTATCGAGGAGGTGTAATCAATGACATACGCAAAAGCAAAGATATGGGCAAGGCTCATTTATAAAGGAAACAAAACAATAGAGGATGTCCCGGAGGAATACAGAGACCTGGTCAGGCAGGCATATCTTGATATTTACGGAGAGCCCCTGGATGAGTGACATGACAAAAGAAGTCTCAGATCTGATAGAAATCCTGAAGTTCCAGTCAGAGCTGATAGACAGACTGTTCATGGAACTATTGGAGGCAAAGAGCACAGAGGAGATCTGTGAGGAATTACCGTTTCTTATGGATATGCAAAGAGATTTCAGAACGGAGTTTGAAGATGAATGAGTTTGTAACAGCAGAAGTGCATGAGGAGTTCGAAAAGCGAATGAATGAGACCAATGATCGCCAAAATCATAGGCTGTCGGAGTTGGAGGCTACGGTAAAGGAGATAAACCGCCTGACAACCGCAATGGAAAGGATGGTGATTAATATTGAGGTCATGACCAAAGAGTTAGGAAAGCAGGGGGAAAGGCTGGACAGTTTGGAAAATAAGCCCGCTGAAAGATGGAATGCGCTTATAAGCGGTATAATCGGAGCGGTCGCCGGTGTATTAGGGACCGGCCTGATTATGGCAATAGTAAATGCAATTCATTAAGGAGGTAGATCATGAAAAAAATTGACAAATTTGTTCTCGGAGTGATGTTGTACTGGATCCTCTTCGTGGTTACTATGATAGCTATATTTTGCGTAAAGGATAAAGTGCCGGATACGCTCATTCAGTTCGGTCTTGGTGGAGGAGCGGTAGAGCTGGCGTGTGGTGCAGCGATAGAAATACTGTCGAATAAAGGAGGAATGAAGAATGACGGTTGAAATGATGCCCTTTGTGCTTGCTTGTCTGATAATAGGCGCTGCGGCGGGAATAGGGGTATATGAATTTATTCTTTTACCATCAACCGCACAGGTGGAAAAGGTCAAGGAATGGCTTTTGTATGCCGTGATCGAAGCAGAAAAGTATTTCGGAGGAGGAACGGGGAAGCTGAAACTCAGATACGCCTATGATATGTTTGTCACCCGGTTCCCGAAGGTAGCAAAAGTGATTTCCTTTGAAATGTTCTCAAAGCTGGTAGATGAATCGCTTGAGGAAATGAGGAAGTTGCTACACCAGAACAGCGACATTAACAAATATGTGGAGGGATGAATGACACGCAATCAGATCATTGAAAAGATAGCACCGATCCACCAGAAGTATGCCGGGCAGTTCGGCGTCAAGATATGCTCAACTGCTATAGCACAGGTATTAAGGGAGAGCTCCGGAAAATATGACGGGTTCTCTCTTTTGGCATACAAATATCATAACTACCACGGCTTAAAGTGCGGATCCGACTGGCTGAAGGCGGGAAAGCCTTCCGTCAATATGAAGACCGGCGAAGAAGTGGCGGGAAAAATCATCCAGATCAATGACTGGTTCAGGGTATTTCCTGATATGGACTCTGGAATTAAGGGATACTATGAATTCATTCAATATCCCAGATATAAGAAAGCCAGGGAAGCGTCAACACCGGAGGAATATATAAATGCGCTTGTGGCGGCCAAATACTGTACATCTTCAACTTACATCCGAAACAGCAAGAAGACGGGCATACTGGATTTCATAGACAAATACAATCTTCGACAGTACGACGGAGCACAGATCCCGCAGACGGCTCCACAGGTCGGTCAGTATGTCCCTGGCAAGGTTTACACCCTCCAGTCTGATCTCTATGTCAGAGACAAGCCAGAGGGTGCGAAATTGAAGTTTGATGCGCTCACACAGGACGGCAAGAGGAACGGCTTCTTTGACGCGGAAGGGTGCGCCATCCTCAGAAAAGGAACACGGATCACTTGCAAGGCCGTGTCCGGTAATTGGATGATGATTCCGTCCGGCTGGGTGTGCATTAAAAACAGCAAGGGCGTTTATATTATTTGAGTTTCGCAAAATTTCCTTTAATTTTGCAAAATTTCTTCAAATTTCCATTTTATATTTTGATTACTATCATTTTTCCTGTATCCTTTCTTTTCTTTGGGCATCGGTTTTCCGGTGCCCTTTTTTATTATACATAATGTTCAAGTTCAAATTGCATTTCAAATTGCATTTATTATGTCATGAGTGCCACAACCCGCATGAAATGGGCATTCTTTGTTATGGCGTTTATGGTATAAAATGATGTCAAATTATGGCGAAGATGCCCTAAAATACAGTATTTATGCGGGTTTTAGACGCAAATTCGAATCCTGTCACCCCGAGGCGTTTTTTCCGCATGGTTGAGCGATTTCTCAAATTTCAAATTGCATTTCAAATTGCATTTTATGTTGCGTTCTTTCTGTCGAATTTCTGCAGATGCTCCTCCAGCTTGTCGGCGTAGTAGTCCGACATGGACTTGATGTTGTTCTGGTAGACAGATTTCATCACCGGAGCATTCCCTGCACGGGACCAGCCGCCCATATCAGCGGTATAAATATCTGGTATTTGAAGCAAGACAGCGGTACTACAAAAGAAATGCCGTAAATCGTGGAACCGTATTGATAGACCTAATTTGTCCCGAAGGCGGGCAAAATGGTTCGTAATTACTCCAGGGGTGCAAGTCACAACGCGGCCCGTTCCTTCTCCGAGATCGGGTACACGGATGGTCCTGTCAGATCCTTCAGTCTTTGGTCGTTCCTTGATGATCCACTTTTTGTCTGAATCCATAATCATGTCGGCATGGATGTGAGCGAAACCGTTCTGAATGTCCTCATACATCAGGGCGCAAATTTCGCCACGGCGCATCCCTCTGATCCCCAACAAGATCGCTTTGTGTAGATTCCCTTGAGAGTTATCAAGAAGGGCCTGGATGGTATCGTCGGACGGCGACACAGGGCGTGAAATCTTTTTGGGCGGCAAACTGACCCTGTAATTGATATCGGGTTGAAATAGAGCCACAGACGCACGCACCAGAGCCATATTATTTCTGATGGTCTTTTCTGATTTGCCCTCAATGGTTAAGTGAGTCACAAAAAGCTGCAGATCCTCTGATGTGAGGCTTTTAATCTTCTTTGGGCGCAGTTCATCCAGGTCATGCTTTGCCGATCGGAGATACTCCCGCAGTGTGGACGGGGACAGAATACCCGATTTACTTTCAATGTATCTGTCAATGGCTTCACCCACAGTGATGTCAACATATCTCTGGCGCTTCTTGTTGGCCTTGTACTCAGCGGCCTTGAGTTCTGCCTCTGCTTTGGTTCCGGCAGTGAATGATATATATTTCCTCTTTCCATTCTCTGTGTGGGAATAGACATAGGTTTGCCATGCTCCCGAGGGGAGTTTTTTTGCTTTGGCCATATGTTCCTCCTTATAGTCCCACGGAAGCGACACCATACTCGGCCTGCTCCCTGGTAAACTGAGAGCCTGCATCAGAGGACAACTGATCTATAAGGCCGTCACGGGAGAAAGACTGATAATCGAGGTATTCTTTGGCGGCTTTTGCAGCCTGCTCATTCCAATCAACTTCGCCTTTATCTTCCAGGGTCTTCACACCATATTCTGCCTCTTCCCGGGTGAACTGAGATCCGGAATCGGAGGATAACTGATCTATGAGGCCCTGCCGGGAGAATGCCTGATAATTAAGATATTCAACTGCACCTTTATAGGCCTGCTCATTCCAGTCAACCATATTATTTTCCTCGAGAAAACTGACAGCCTTCTCTGCATCCGCTACGGGGAATTGGGATCCATATTCAGATGACAGCTGGTCTATCAATCCCTGCCGGGAAAATGCCTGGTAATTAAGATAGCTTTCAGCCTCCCTCAGGGCGTTGCGCTCGCTCATGCTCAGGGCACTGTCGTCTGCTTTCGGTGCTTCGGCGGGCTTAGGATCCGGCTCGGATTCCTTCTGGTAGTCCTCAAAATTGATAGCGGGGGCTTCTTCTTGTTCAGGCTCGGCAGCGGCCGGCTCTTCAGCAACCGGTTCCGGTGCCTCTGTTATAACCATGGCCTCTTCTTTGGGTGGTTCTTCCGCTTCTTTTGAATTGGCACGGGAGAATGTAAAAATAATTAAGAAAAATGCAGAGATACCCAGCGCAAAATATGAAAGCAGATGCCCGTATTCTTCTCTATATTTTGGATCCAACATTTTGACAAGGTCAATGACGGCCAGAATAATACCAACCGGGAATATAATGACAGAAAATATCAGGGCGGCAACGCTGAGCTTTGAGCTCATTTTTTTCTTTTCCATGTGATTTTCTCCTTTTCTTTTATGAAATCAAAGACGCTTCTCTTTTTTCTTGCTGACTGCTTTCTTCTACATTCATCCTAAGAAGTAGGCATACATTCTCCTGGGTTACAGGATCGGCCATTCGGTATTTGCGAATCAATTCAAGAAAAAATGGGCTTAAATCGACCTTGCAACTTCCGGAAAAGTCACTGTCTATCAATTCGGATTTCGTACAGTCAAATATTTTACATAGAGCCTCGATCATTCCAATGTTAGGCTCGGTCCTTCCGTTTTCCCACGAGGAGACAGTTTTATCAGATACATTCAGTCTCTGGCTCAATTCTTTCTGCGTAATTTTATTGCGCTTGCGGAGCATTTCTATGTTTTTAGAGATACCCATAATCTCACCCCCTTTTCTTCAGAATATTACAGAAAAACAAAAAAATCTACATTTTATAGAAAATAGTGTTGACAATCTACAAAATGCATACTATGATACAGAATATCTACAAAATGTAGAGGTCAAGGAAAGGAGGTAGGCAATGGCTTTAACATTACGCCAGTGGCGAAAGGCAAGGGAAATCACACAGGAGAAAATGGCAGACAGGCTGGGGGTTCACATTAACACTTATCAAAACTGGGAAAAAGAACCGGGGAAGATCACGATTGAGAACTCGAAGAAAATAGCAGAGATCTTAGGGGTCCCCCTCGATGACATTTCCTTCAGTGAAACATAGCGAGGAAGGGGAAACATGAGAGACCAGCTGGAAACCGAGATCATGAATCTGCTGTTTCAATTTCGTCAAAATCTTCCATTTGAGGAAATTAAAGCCCAGATTACCATCATCTTAAGCAATTATGAGGTTGAGAAACGAAAAACGGAAATAGCCACTCTTGAAGAGGATAAAAATGCGAAATATTTGGCTTTATTTCTCGCTTCGAAGGCAGCAGGAGGAAGAACAGAGAGAACGCTTCATGCATACAGAAACTACCTAAACAAGATATTCCTGTCGATCGGGAAAAATGCGGATGAGGTCGTATCTGATGACATAAAGCTATATTTGGCCAAAAAACTGCGGATAGATAAGATCTCAAAAACATCTGTGGATAACGAGAGAAGAGCATTATCTACATTTTATGGATGGATGCAAAAGAACGAATATATTCAGTCAAATCCCATGAATAAAGTCGAAACAATGAAATATGCAAAACCAAAGAAGTACGCTTTTACTGACATGGAGATAGAATTTTTGCGCGGCGCATGTAGGACGGAACGAGAAACGATGATCATAGAACTATTACTGTCTACATGGGCGAGGGTTTCAGAAATTTGCAATATCCGTTTCGATGAAATCGAGAACGATAAAATCATCGTTCACGGAAAAGGCGAAAAAGACAGGATTGTATTTTTGAATGCAAAGGCTCAGCTTGCCATAAAAAACTATCTGGACAAAAGAAGGGATGATAATCCCTTTCTCCTCCCCAGAGCATCAAAATGTGGAAATGTGGCGGCATTTACCAAAGGCCGGACAAGAGCAATTTCCTCGAAATGGTATGAACAACCGGAAATGGTTGATAAGGATCAGCACTGCGATAAGAGTACGATCGAGTCAATTATTAGGAAGATCGGAATCAGGGCCGGCGTCAAGAATGCGCATCCGCATAGATTCAGAAGAACAGGAGCGACATTTGCCCTACGCGGAGGAATGCCCTTCATGACAGTTTCAAAGCTGTTGGGACATGCAAACATCGCGGTGACACAGGTATATCTAGATATTTCGGATGAGGAGCTGGAAAATGACCACGGAAAATATGTCAGATAAAATCATAACTTCCATAAAGTCGATGACTGGGAAATATAGTGTCTATGATATTTTTTCCGACTGGGTTGAAATGATGGCGCTGGCATTTTGGAACCAGGTTCAATTCAGCCAAAAACGAGAGGATCGATACAAAGACATCATAAAGAAATATGAAAAAAAGAACAGTTACGGTTGATTGAATTGTTTGCCTGGCTCACGGAGTGGGCCGACCAGGAGATGACGGATATGCTCGGATATATATACATGAATCTTGATGTATCAAGTAAGCGTCTTGGCCAGTTTTTCACCCCGTATCATCTTAGCCGGATGATGGCGAAAATGCAGCAATACAGAGAAGAACCATATGAAGTTAATGAACCGGCATGCGGAGCCGGCGGAACCATTATTGCGTTGGCGGAATCAATGAAAGATCAGGGCATCAATTATCAAAGGTATCTGACGGCAGTCTGCCAGGATATTGATATTAAGGCGGTATATATGGCATATGTCCAGATGAATTTGTACGGGATCCCGGCCATCTGTTTTCAGTCTGATACACTGGCGGATCCACAAGGAATCAACAGCAGCACCGGAAAGATGATGACTATCGGCTACATGCTGAACATGTGGAAAAGAAAGATATGACACTAAAGTGAGCATTGATGAACTGTTCAAAGAATGAAAAGAAAGGAGGATTGAATGGAAAATGGATAGAGCAGGAATCATCAGACGGGCATACAGAAGGGCAGGCATCGAGTCCGATCTGGCGATCAGCAACGAGCTGGGAATGGAATACAAACGGCTACACTGCCGGAGACTGAACGATGTCGGAAGTATCACCCTGGCGGAGTTCTGGCTGATGCAGAGACACGCACAATTTGAAGCGGGAGAAATATTGGCAATCGCAAAGGAGGGAGAAATGAGTGATGAAGAAATGAAGAAAATAAAGGAAGCACTCGACAGGGAGCCCGTCCCGGTAGTGGACAGCAGGATATATCTCATGAGGTACCTGCTCGGCCTCCTCACGGGAAAGGAAGAAATCCCGACAGAGCTCGTCAGATACGTGCTTGATAAAGTAGAGCCGGAGGTACAGCTGATATGAGGAAAGGACATTGGGCGCTGCTTGTCGGGATCCTGATGGGAATGATCATCGGGAGGCTCGCGATCCCGACAGAGGTATGGGGAGCTGAGCCGGAATTGAAAAAAGTAAATATCACAGCTTACTATTCGGAAAACCCCACGGGATGTCGTGGCGACATGATGCGGGAAGGTATAGCCGCTGGAAAACAGGAGTGGTACGGCAAAGCTGTGATCATCTACATGGATGATAACGGAAAGCCCGGAGAGGTCGTCGGCGTATTTGAGATCCTGGATACAGGATATGGCCGGGACACTGGCAAAGGGGAAAGCCGCGTGAAGAAGGGCCGCCATCTGGGAACCATAGAAACCGGCCAGACCATTGATATCTACAGAAATGATTATGCCGGTTGCAAGGAGATCATGGAGCTGACCGGAGGCAAAGCCTTCTACCAGCTGGTAGATGCGGAGGGATGACATGAATGTATTATACAAAAGATTTGACGAAAAAGAAGCCCTGGAACTGATAGACGAGATCCGGGACACGATAGTGGAAGGCTACAGTAGCGAGCATTCCAGTGACTTCAAATATCACAGCACAGCGGAATATGTTGGATACAATCTTTTTGCCCTCTTCGTGGACAAGGGAATCATAGACTGCGCTCCGAATGTGCAGCAGAAGCTGGAGGGGGTGCCCGTCCGATGAAAACAGTGTACATTTCCGGCCAGATCACGGGCAACCCTGTCTATCTGGCGCAGTTTCAAAATGCTGAAGCGCTCCTTACAAGAAACGGCTACAAGGCCATCAACATGGCAGCTCTTCTCAAAGACTTCTCGGACCGTCCCTGGGAGGATCTGATGCGCATATGCCTCAATTATCTTGAGCTTGCGGATGAGATCGCAATGCTCCCGAACTGGAAGAACAGCAAAGGTGCCTGTATGGAGTACGGGTATGCAGGAGGAAGGGGAATACCCATCAGGAGCATAGAGGATTACAAAAAAGAAGACTGATACGGCAGCCACCGTATCAGTCAAGATCCAAGTAAAGTATATGCAGTGCCGAAGCACTATAGATAATATAGCTCAATTACGCTAATCTGTCAATGCTCTGGCCTGCGTAGGTAACATTCTCAAGTAATTAAACATAGGACAGATTATGTATCAGGTCAAGATATACAGGCTCCCCGATCGAAACGAATATGAGTATCACTACAGAGGAAACTACGGAGCAAGAGGAGAGCCCAGAGCGAAGAAGGCAAAGGTCACCTCAGAGTATCAGGCAGTACTCAACCAAAAGCATAAAGAGAAGTACATGAGGAGAAAGATCCTCCTGAACTTCAAGGCAGGTGACCTCTGGGTGACCCTCAAATATCCCAAGGGAACAAGGAAGCCCGTCAAGGAAGTGCAGAAGGACAGAGCAGCCTTCCTGAGAACCCTCAGAGGACTCTACAGGAATAGCGGAAACACCCTCAAATACATCTACCGTCTTGAGATCGGAAAGCTCGGCGGGATCCACTGTCACATGATCATCAATAATTGCGCCGGCGCAACGGACTGGATCCGGGAGACCTGGCCCGGACATGTCAACATGGAATTCATGTACGAGGACGGAGGATTTGAAGCACTCGCTGAGTATATCACCAAGCCTGCAGAGAGTGACACCGGACAGATGTACTTTGAGGGAATGAATATGGAGGACAAAAAAGCCTTCATGACCTATGGATGCTCGCGGAACCTCAAGAAGCCGGTACCCGAGATCCGTACATATTCACACTGGACCATGAGGGCGGTGCTTAATGCGGATGACGACCCGATGCCGGCAGCGGGATATTACATCGACAAGGCTTCTGTCCGTCGGGGGATCAACCCGTATACAGGGTACAGCTATCTCTATTATACGGAGAAGCTGCTCAAAGAATTCAAGAAAGGAGGAGGCTATGGATGAGGTAAGGGTGTATATATCCACTTCCCCCAAGGTTGGCCGGATAGCTAAAGGGGCATACGCCTATATTATGGAGTGTATACGCCACGGTGAGCCCATTACCAAAGGAGGCCGGGGAGTCTGCCTTGACACCACAAAGGACCGGATGACCCTCACAGCCATGAACGAAGCTCTTGACCGGATCAGGCCGGATGCGCCGGTAGTCTTCATACCGGACTGCAAGAGTATTTATCACATCATCGACAACAAGTGGCATGAGCGCTGGCAGGCCAATGGCTATCAGGGATCCAGGGGAGAGGTCAGCAATGCGGATCTCTGGAAAATATATATGAGCAAGGCAGCGGGAAGAAACATAAGTGTAGACGAAAAGAACACCTACAGGATCCCGCTAAAGAAGGAGATAGACGAATTAGAAAGGAGAACAAAAGATGCAGATGACTGAAGGAGAGATCCGGAGATCCTACAAGGAAGCCCGGGAAAAGAAGAAGCAGATTAGTATTCTGGCGGAATTGAACGCCTGCTCTGTCGCAGAGATCCAGGCCATCTTGGACGGTAAAAAACCGGAACGGGCAAGCGTTAAGCGCGGGCCGAAACCAAAGGCGGCCAGGGTGAAAAAGGCAGAGACAAAAGAAGTGCCTGAAACGGCTCCGGCAATAGTATCTATCAGCAGAAGGGTAGCTGATGAGCTGGTAGAGCACCTTGAGGAACTGGAGGATAGGAGGGATAGACTGCTCAAGGAACTCAACGAGATACAGAAGAGCGCAGATGAGGCCGAGAAGACATATGCCGAATTTCTCGAATATGTCACGGCCGTAAAAGTGAAGGAGGAAACAAATGGAGAAGAATAAGACCGGGCGTATCGGTATCTGCAAATTCTGCGGGCAGCAGATGATCATATGCGAGCTTCCACCGCTTCCCGCAGGAGTCACCTATGACACATTCGACGAGGACACTCTGGATGACATGTACAACGACGCAGCCACAAAGGAGTGTACCTGCGACGAGGGCAGGGAATGGAGAGATAAGCAGAAGGCGAACACAGCCTCTGATGAAAGTCTTGAAGCTCTCACGGAACAGGATGAGTACATGAAGGACATACTGTCAGCGGGCAGGAACCAGATGTTGAAGCATCCGGAGCTTAAAGGGATCAGCGCCACAGTAATAGATCCTGTCAGCTCCGAGAAGAGAGCCTATAAGCTCAAGCTCGACAAGGACGGAAATATCATAGCAACACGGAACAGCACCATAGTATCAGCGGAGATAGTAAATTGATAAAGATCATTGAAAAGCTTAAAGAGAGATCGAGAATCTACCGGGTCGAAGCAAATAAAGCCTTCCTCTATTTCGAGGGCAGAAGATCCCGGTACCTGATGGCAAGGGCGGACGGGATCGATGAAGCCATAGAACTTATCAGCAATGAAGAGCATATTGCAGAAGAATAAAAGAATATGCTTCCTCTGTGTTTATCTCCACGGAGATGATCATGAGCAGTTCACACATTGCCATCATGCCGTACACGGCACGGCGAACAGGAAGCTCTCGGAGCGTTACGGCCTTAAATATTATCTATGCCCGATGCATCACGAATTCAGTCCGGAGGCCGTGCACAGGAACAAAGACATAGATACCCTGCTCATCAAAGCGGCCGAAATCGTCTTTATTACTAAGCACGGAGCCGATAAGTGGATGGAAATATTCGGGAAAAACTGGTTGTCAGACAGTGAAAAGCGCATAAAGGCTATTGACGCAGCCGAAGCGGTAAGAATTTTAACAAAGCCCGAAGAGGCAGCGGCATTTGAATTAATCGACGATCAGATACCGGACGGCCTGCCTTTTTAGGAGCCTTGGGGCGGGCGGATATATCACAGGATGATCCTTCCGGCGGGAGCGCCCCCAAAACAATATCCCGGCGGAAAGGATCCCGGAAAGGATAAATATATGTTTGAAAAATTCGGAAAGATGGAAAGTGCGGCAGAGATCAACGAGCTGGCAGGAAACCTCTTGAAGGAGGGAGACAGGGACAGCATATCGATACTTGCAAAGGAAAACGGCATTGACCCAGACATAGCGGAGGCCTTTGCAGAGGGACAGATCTCATACATATGCGAGGATGACAAAGATGCAGCATACGGCAGGATATCAGTAGAGGCCGAGGCCTTGAAGCCTGCCGAGATCATGCTTGACTGGATTGAATACATCAAGGCAACAGCCTCAGAGGATGCCGATACAGCCCGCGCCGTACTCAGGAAGGACAAAAGCCTTCAGGGTATGATAGTCCACCTCCTCAAGTGGTCCTTTGCCCACCAGTACGACATCAGCAAGGAGATCATGAAGGCAGCGGGAGTAAGCGCAAGCAGATGTTCCCTGGGGATCCCCGGATCCGGAACAGTAAAGAAGCTCATCAGAGAATATTACACGGGAGGGGCACAATGAGAAAAAGCGAACTGTTAAAAAGGATCCCAAAGAAGCTCCCGGAGAAATGTACTGCAAAAGTGATAAGGGTTGACGGCGAGAGAGTCCTCATGACCATATTGCCGGAGTGGCGGAAGGATTGTCCGAAATATGTTTACTACGCTGCAAAAAAAGGCCTCATACATTTTACATGGGAGACAGGATACCTCACATATTACCCTGAGCAAACATTCTGGTCCAAGGAGGGTTTAGGCTGGATTTCCTGGAAGAGCGAGCTGACCGTGGACGATTTTGAAAAGAGCAGCCTTGATACCATAGCAAAGTTCACAGGCCGGTACGGCACACTGACAAGCATTGAAAATTATGAGTCTGATGTCAAATGGAGACTGAAATGCAGATATCATCACAACAAGGAAAAACGGATCGCCGAATTTCTGAAAAAGATGACCCCTGCTCTCCCGAAAGACTTCAAAGCAAAAGCAGAAAAGCTTCTCGGAAGGAAGAAAAAGATAAATATCCAGCTATACCAGAAACTCGAAAGCGGCTATATCGAAAGAGGATTCTGGATAGAGCGCTCAAACGGATGGAAGGGAGACGCGTTCCGAGGCGAGGACAAAGGCACACTCAAGATCACGGAGATATACAGAGCCTTCATGAATAACCCGGGGAACAGATGGCAGAGATGGTATTACGGCCGTATGTATTACCGCCACGGAAAGAAGCAGACCTTCTGGGACAGTAAAGGAGAATCCGTAGTTAATGTCTTGCCAAATAAATACTACATATACGACAACCTTGACGAGATAGATCTAACACCGGCACAAAGATCCTGTATCAGGTTCATGAACGGACAGACCGACCCCTGGAGACTGATAGGACTTGTAAAAAATTATCCGGGGCTCGAGATTATTATCAAGCGGGGGATGACAAGGATGGCAACTGACATCATGGACAGCATAGACATCAACACAAGGCTTGAAAGGCTCAGATGTCTCCCGAAGTCACAAATGGAAAGACTGAAAAAAGCAAAAGGAGGCCTGAAGGGATGGGAGCTCCTGAAGAGATTTCCAAAGATCACCGATGAAAACCTCAAGGAGTTCTGCAAGATAAGGTCAGATGAAAAAGCAAACGATATACTGCAGTTCCTTGACAACGCACTGAACCTCAATCACCTGTTCACCCTCTGGAGAAAGACCGGAGGCGTAAACATTCCGACAATTATAAAATACCGCGATTACATCGAAATGGCCTCAAGTCTCGGCAACGATATCCACGATGAGATCATATACCGGGACAAGAAATGGAGACAGCGCCATGATATCTATCTGGCAGAGCTCAACAGGATCAGAGGCGAGGAAGAGAAAAAGGCTGAGGCTATGGCAAAGGATCACTGGAAAGCCATCAAGAGGGATTACGAAAGAAATACAGATATATTCGGCTGGGAGAAGGACGGCTACTGTATCATTGTCCCGAAGTCGGCAGCGGAGATCAACGAAGAAGGCAGGAGACAGCATCACTGTGTCGGAGCCCAGGATCAGTACAAGACAAGGATGGCACTCAGAAAGAGCTACATAGTGTTTCTGAGAAAAGCGGATAAACCAAACAAACCCTATTACACCATAGAGGTCAACGAAAACAGAGTGATCCAATATTATGCAGCATATGACAGACAGCCCGACAAAGAAGAAGTGAAAAAGATACTTGACCAGTGGATGAAGCAGGTCAGGAGGAAGTTCAAGAAGCTCCACAAGAAGGAAGATTGTGCGACGTCGCACAGAATGAAGGAAATAGTATTCGCGGCAGCGGTATAAGGAGGAAAGATGGAAGGACAGATAACATTAAACGAATGGATGGAATGGAAAGAGGATATCAGGAGAAAGCTTCAGGAGACTGCAAACAATTTCGTGTATATTGGCTATCGCTTAAAGCAGATCCGAGACAGCGGTATGTATGACGGTTGCGAGAGCATATACGAATTTGCCGAGAAAGAGTATAACCTCCAGCGCTCGACAGTGAGCCGCTTCATGGCCATCAATGACAAATTTTCAAAGCACGGCAACAGCATAGAACTCCGGGATGAGTTTGTAGGACTCAACCAGTCACAGCTTTCCGAAATGCTTTCTCTACCGGTATCTGATTATGACATGATCACAGAGGATACAAGCATCAAAGATATCAGAGAGATCAAAAGCTTTAACAGGGATATGAACGAGACTGAGTCCAAGCCTGAGGAAACAGTACAGGCAGCGGCCACCGATCAGAAAGAATGGACACCTCTGCAGAAGTGCATCATAGACTTCTTTAAGGACAAGCTCGACCTGCTGGATGAAGTGGAAAAAGCCTATACGATAAAAGATGCGGCGGAGCTCATGGCTCCGTCCGGATCCCGGACGCATAAAAAGGGCATCATACTTCTTGTGATGCACGATTACGACCACGGTGTGAACATCAAGGAAATGGGAAAGCCGGAACCGTCATCCATGACCTGGGACACTTTCTTTAACCGGATCAGAGAAATATTCTTTGACTTTGCCAATGATTACAAAGACCGGCTTGGAGAGATATATCCCGAAAGCGTACAAAAAGAGGCTGAAAGTGTATCAAAAGCGGAGGAAATCGTAAAAAATAAGGAAAAATCGGAAGAAATAAGTGAAAATCGGAAAGAAAGCAAAGCAACAGCAGACAAAGAGACTTCACCGGCAGCGGGCGGTCCGGAACCCAAAGAAGAAGCCAAAGAAGAAAACAAAGAAGAAAACAAAGAAGAAACCAAAGCGGAAGCTGTTCCGGCGGCAGCGGGGCAGGAAGAGATACAACAGGCTTATAGAAAAACCTTTGAGATCATAAGAGGTATTGAAAAGAGTCTGGGTGAAAGAGACTGGAAAGGAGCCCACGATGGAGCAGATGTACTGTCTGACACCATAGGCTGGATCCGGGAGCAGAACCCCGAGGATATCAACAAAGCCCTCGATGCTGAATTTGACAACGAGTAGGAGGAGGCCCATGAAAAGCAAAATGGATATGATGTATGTCTCCTCCCTGACCCGTGGAAGCTTTGTCAGAAAGAAAGACATCAGGGAGTACCGGGACAGTGTGAAGATAGGTGAGAAGCTGATAGGACCGAGAGATACCCGTCCTGTGATACTTGCAAAATATAAATACTTTGCGATCACCACGGACGGCTGTCTGCAATGGATAGACCTCTACATGTGCAATGTGAGAAAAGTGGACAGCACCAGCACAGATTATAGGTATTTTTACACAGCGAATGAGGAGTGAAGGAGAAAACGGAATCATGAGCAAAATGTCAGAATTGGCAAGCCAGCTCGAGGACATACATGTCGGCAAAAGAATAAGCTGCCGAACATGGCACGACCTGAGAGTCAAGGCACTTTATCTTTCAAGTATCGGCTACGGTGTGGCGGTCAATGGTTTCAAGGATATGTCAGACAATGTGCTGACGATAACAGCTCTTCCGGAGGAAAATATGACGAACGAAGGAGTGAAAAAATGACGGAATTCGAAGCTATGGGATACACAGCAGAACAGGCGGAAAAATTTGACAGGATCGCTCGCTCAATCGCCCGGGCTTCAGGCGTTTCGGTGAATGAGGCAACGCAAGCGATATGTTCAGCAATGAGAGCGCTACCTCCTCTGGGTGATGCAGAGATAGCAATGATCCGGAATAACCCATCATTGAACATTTTCCAGAAGTTGTGGCTCATCCACAAGATCAAGAATACGAAAGGATAACAGGAATCGAGGAGGAATAACGATGAAATTAGTTAAAGGCTATAAGCCATTATTAGAGCAACAGCCTTGTGGAGATTGTGTTAGCAGACAGGCGGTGCTTGACAAAAAAGAATTAGTTAAATTGGAAGATGGACAATCTTTTTACTGCATAAGTCCTGAAGATGTTAAAGAACTTTCACCTGTCACACCACAGCAAAAAATCATACGGTGCAAGGATTGCAAGTATTGGACGAACAATATCAGCGATCCCGAGTTAAGGGATAATTATTGCAACGAGGAAGCGCATGGTTTTTTTTACCGATGCAGCGGGGACGATTATTGCAGTTTTGCGGAAAGGATAAGCGATGGATGACTTAATCAGCAAACAGGCGGTGCGGGAAAAAGCAATCAATAAATCAGAATTAGGAGGAGAATATGACGAACGAAGAAAAGATAACCAGACTGAGGTGGATACAAAGATACACACCTATCCTCACGGGGGCAAGCACCCGGGACTTCGAAGCACTGGAGGCCGCTATAGAAGCCATCGAGACATTGGACAAGATTGAAAGCAGACTCGGAAAGGAGCTTAAAGAAATTGAAGAGGGAATATTAGCAGATAACAGGCTGATGGCAGTAAGCGGAATGAGCATAGAAAAGCTCACCGACGTATTCACAAAAGGATACAGACTGGTGAGCACGGATGCAGCAAATGATCAGGTTCCGAACATGAGAGTGACGAAAGTGACGATAGATGAGGCTCGCATTGTTTTTCAACTAGACAAAGAAACCGAGGGAAAACAGAGCGAGGAACAGAACGGAATATTTATCCCTGAAAATGCAACTAACGGAGATGTGATAAGGGCACTATTTCCAAATCTTTATTCCTATGATGGCGAAAATTATGTGTTATTAGATTTATCAGGTTTTTGCGGTGGGAAGATTGAAGAGAAGTGGTGGGACGCACCATACAAGGCAGAAAGTATGACAAATGGGGATGTAATTAAGGGAGTGTTCCCGAACGCCGAAATCAAACACGGGTTTTACGGAATTGATAGTACACCTATGGTTTGTTTATGCCTACATACCAACACCGAAATGTATAAAGCGTTTTTTTGTAGAAGAGTGGTGGAATGCTCCGTATAAGGAAAGCGAGGAATGAATGAAATACGTATGGATATGGATGTTAGCACTGATTGATGCGGTCTGGCTGATATCATCTATCGTGGATGTGGTGCGTACCGTGAAGTATGTGAAAAAGCATAGGGTGTATAGCAATGTGGGTGATTTCGTAAATTGCACGATAGATGAACTGGAAGAATATACCGTGCAATGTGTAGCATGGCATATATTAGTGCTGTTTGTCGCAAGCCTTATCATATGGATAAAGTTTAAGACGGGAGGTGCGGAATGACAAACGCAAAGCTATACCTGAGGGAGATCAGAACCAAGAAGCAATACCTTGAGAGACTGAGGACCCGTCGCGCAGCTCTTCACCTTGATGTTTCGTTCGGTGGTATCGATTACTCAGCGGACAGGGTGCAGTCAACTCCTCAAAACAAAATGGAGAACGCCCTGATGAAACTATCAGAACGCATGGAGTACCTGGATGAAAAGATCGCCGAGGTCAGTATGGAGATCGACAACCGGCTGAACGCGATCGAAGCCATAGACGACGGATCGGATCAGATGGGAGCATACCGGATGATCCTGTTCAAACACTACGCAGAGTTCAAATCCCTTGAGGAAATCTCCGTCGAGCTGATGTACTCATACAACTATACATGCAACCTTCACGGGGATGCTTTGGCTGAATTGCAGAAAGTTCTTAACAAATATTAACTTATCTTAACTTTTCATAAGACACGGGACTTTATTTTATGATATTTTGATATTGGGCGTGTTAGCGATTAACCTCCTCCAACCCGATATACAGTTCTAAGTACCCTTTTAGGCACCCATCATCACCCGATGGGTGTCGCTTTTATTGCATGGACTTTTACAAAGATCAACGATGGATCCGGATGCGATCCCACATATTGAAGCGTGATGGCTATCAGTCGCAGATTTCCAAGCGCTTTGGCAAGAACAGGGAAGCTGAAGTCGTGCACCATGTATTCCCGCGGGAGGAGTTCCCAGAATACGCATTCGAGGAGTGGAATCTTATCAGCATCACAAGGCGGGAGCACAACTCATTGCACTACCGCGACACAGACGAGCTGACGGAAGAGGGCGTTGAGCTCCTCAGACGGATCGCGCGAAAGAACAACATTCCGATTCCGGACAAGTATCTGGAAAAGACAAAGAGGCTTAACAAGTATGAGCGACGAATGGCACAAAGGATTTCCAAATAAAAAAGGCTGGTATCACTGCCGCATAGACGGTGAAGAAATGGACCTGTATCTGTTTGTTTGTGAATTGAATCCGAAGCGTAAGTACTGGAACGATAATGCTGGAAACAGAATTGATGAGGATGTCGAGTGGAGATAGCCCCCCCGGTTCCCTTTTTTCGAACGCGCGTGTGCCCGG